CCCGGCAGTGAACGCGCTGCTGACCGCGGTCGGAGAAGGCAAGCTGCGGCACCCGAACAACCCGGTCCTGAATTGGAACATGTCGAACGCCGTGGCGATCATGGATCCGGCCGGGTTCCAGAAGATCGACAAGAGCAAGGCGCGATTTCGCATCGACGGCGCGGTCACGCTGGCGATGCTGATGGGACTGCGCGCGCGCGACAGGACCGCCAAGCCGATCGACATCGAAGCACTGATTGGATAGCCACATGCAGAACCTCGGTTTGATCCTGCTCGTCTTCGCCTTCGTCACCGCGGTCATCGAGTCGCGCATCCAGCAAGTCGGCTTCTGGCATCTCGGATGGGCCGCGCTCGCGCTCTGGATCGCGAGCGAGCTGATCGGCGGAATCGCGCGCAGCGGACTGACCCACTAGCTAGAGCGCTTCTACTCCGAGGGCGACGCGGCCAGCCCAACAACGAGAAGCTGCCTCCGGGCGCGCCTCCGCGTCGTCGGATCATTTGACCGGTCAAGGCAGCGAGGCCGCACCCATTTCCAAAGCGGGAGGCTGACCTCGACATCGAAGGAGCGAAGAGATGACGCTCGACGAATTCAAGAACACGCTGCACGAGCTGATGATCCTCGCGCTCGATGCCGTCGGCGCCGGTGACATGACGCACGAGGACGTCATCGAAGCCTTGAGCGACGAGACCGAGAAGGTCCGCCGAGCCGAGCAAAGCGGCGTCGGCGATTGAACCACGGAGCCCCCATGACACTCGTCGAGCCGTCCTTCCGCGCCCGCGCCGAAGCGCGCCGCGACCGAGAGCCGTTGCCGCTGCCCGGCGGCAACATCTTCTGGCGTTCCGTGACGGCGCAGGCGGTCGCGCTCGCGACGCGCAGCTCGCCGATCGAGGTCGCCAGCCGGCTCTGGCCGTCCGACCGGCTGATGGCACAGCTCCTCACCCGCGCGACGCCAGCGACGGCCATGACGTCGGTCGCCGGGTGGGCCGCGGAGCTGGCGCACAAGGTCGTTCGCGACGCCCTGGAAGGCATGGGACCGACCGCGGCCGGCGCGCAGCTCCTCTTGCAGGCTCTCGTGCTCGTTTTCGATCGCTACGGCCTGGTCAGCGCTCCGGGCTTCGTCGCCGGCGCCGGCAATGCCGGCTTCGTCGCTGAAGGCGCGCCGATCCCGGTGCGCCAGCTCGCCTCGACCGCGGCGCAGCTCGCGCCCTTCAAGCTCGCCGCGATCGGCGTCCTGACGCGCGAGATGGTCGAGTCCTCCAACGCCGAGGTCCTCGTCGGCGACGTGCTGACGCGATCGGCCGCGGCGGCGCTCGACGTCGCGCTCTTCGGCAGCAACGCGGCGACCGCCGCCGCGCCCGCTGGACTGCGCAACGGCGCCGCCGCGACGACAGCGAGCAATTCCAGCGACGCTCTCGAAGCCTTCTACGAGGATTGCGCCACGCTCGTGAACGCCGTCTCTGCGGTGGGCGGCAACGGCCCGTTTCTGCTGATCGGCTCGCCCGGGCGCATCGCCGCGATGGTCATGCGGTTCGTCCTGCAGGCCGGGAACGTCGGGGTCCTCGCGAGCAGCGCGGTCGGCAACGATCTCATCTGCGTCGCGCCGCGCGCGCTCGTGTGCGCCTTGAGCCCCGACCCCGAGGTCGAGACCGCGAACGCGGGCGAGCTGCACATGAACGACACGCCGCTGCCGATCGTCGATAGCGGGGGCGTCGTGGCGTCTCCCGCGAAGAGCCTTTTCCAGACCGAGACGATCGCGCTGAAGATGCGCTGGCGGGTCACCTGGGCCTTGCGCGATCCGCGCGCGATCGCGTGGCTCACGCCGAGCTGGAAATGACCATCTGGCGCTGCCTCATGTGTTGGGTGTTCGGATGTCGCCCCGACGGACGGGGCGACCTTATCAATCATTGCCCGCGATGCGGTCGCTGGGACTTGCGATGAAGCTCGCCAGCTTCGGCGACGATCTGCCTCGCGATGAGAATCCGATCATCGCGGTGGAGGAAACCGCGCAAGGCTGGCGCGGCCTGACCGCGAAGGGCGAGCTGCTCAACGTGCGAAGCCGCAACGGCCACAAGGCCGCGATGCCGGACGACGACGTCGTCATCATGCGCGGCAACGTCGCTGTGAGCCGACGCCCGGTCGAGCGCGCCGAGCTGCGCATCGACGATTATCTGACGCACTACAACGGCGCCGTTCTCCTCGCGCGGCAGGATCGCAACGCCGAGGCGCTGGTCGAATTCGAGGCCGCGATCGCGCTAGCGCCGACCCTCTTCGCGCGCTTCAACCGCGCGCTGATCCTCCTGGCGCTCGGGCGCTGGCCAGAGGGTTTTGACGAGTATCGCGAATGCGAGCAACACGCGCCGTTCATGCGGCCGCCGGTCGCCGCGGCGCTCGCGCGCGGCCTCAAACCCTGGACTGGCGGCAACCTCGGCGGCAAGCCGCTGCTGGTCATGCACGCGCACGGTTTCGGCGACAGCATCATGGCACTGCGTTACCTGCCGGTACTCTGGCAGCTCGGCATCAAGACTGTGCTCGACGTGCCCGACGAGTTGCGCCGTCTGGCGATTGCCTTCATGCCTTGGGAGCCGGACGAGGCGGAATATTTCTGCCCGCTGTTGCATGTTGTTGGGCTGCTCGGCGTCACGCCGGACCATGTCGAGCCCGCGCCTTACGTGCCGATCAGCATCGACGCGGTCGAGCGCTGGCGCGAGCGGCTCGGCCCGGGACCGCACATCGGCCTCGCATGGTCGCCAGGAGCGACACCGACGACTGGCGATTATCCGCGCGCAGTGCCGCTCGATCAGCTAGTCGGGGCGCTCGGCGCAGCTCGGCTGCATAGCGTGCAACGCCAGGACGCCGACGCGGCGCGCAGGCTCGGCGTCGAGGCCTACGACTTCTCCGACTTCTACGACTGCGCCGCCGCGATCCTGGCGATGGATCGGATCGTCACCGTCGACACCGCGGCGCTGCACCTCGCCGGCGCGATCGGTCATCCGCGCGTCGACGCGCTGCTGAGCCGTTGGGCGAGCTGGCGCTGGCTCGCGCCCTGGTACGCGAACGTCAGGCTTTGCCGGCAAGCAGCGCCCGACGATTGGGAGAGCGCGCTCGCGCAGCTCGATGCCCGCTGACGCTCCTGTCGATTGGGTCGGCATGCACCGCGGCTATCTGGTCGGCGGCGAGATGGAGGTCATCGTCGAGCTGCTCCGCGGCATCGATGCGCGGACCATGATCGAGATCGGCTGTCGCGACGGGCGCACCGCGCGCGTGCTGCTCCACAACGTCCTCTCGCTCGACCGCTATGTCGGCATCGACGTCCCGCTGTCCTACAGGCCGGCCCTGCAGCACCAGCGCAGCGAGATGGTCCCGAGCCCCGGCTTTCTCGCCGCCAACGACCCCCGCTTCGAGCTGATCATCCGCGAGCGCGGCTCGCTCGATCTCGTGCCGCGGGACCTCCCGCCGTGCGACGCGATCTTCATCGACGGCGACCACTCCGAGGAAGCGGTAGCGCACGACAGCGACCTCGCCGAGGCGGTCGTGCGGCCGGGCGGAATCATCATCTGGCACGACGCGACCAACGACGCGGTCGAAGTGAGGCGCGTGCTCGACCGGCTGCGCGCGCAAGGCTGGCCGATCGAGACGGTGCCGAACACGTGGCTGGCATTTCGCAGAATGTGAGGAGGTCGCCATGCCAATTCATCCCGGCAAGGACGAAAAGCAAGAGGATTGGATGGCCCGCTGCGTGCCCGAGATGATGGGCGAGTCCGGCGGCACCAAACGCCCGCAAGAGCAGGCCGTCGCTGCCTGCATGCAGATGTGGCAGGACGCGAATCAAACCGGCGGCAAAGCCGAAGACGGCGGCAGGGGCGCGGGCGAGCAGCGACAAGACTTCGGCGACGATCTCGATCCGCCCGATCCCGACGACGACGAGTCTCGCGACGATTACATCGATCGCTGCGTCGAGGAGCTGACCGACGGCGGCGACGTCGGCGACGAGGCCGCCGAGGAAGCCTGCCAGATCGCCTGGGAGGAATCCCGCGCGGTGCACGGCGCGAAGGGCAGGGTCGTTCACAAGACCCACGCCGAGGAGGTGCACGGCCTCGAATTCACGCTCTCGGACGAGTCGATCGACAGGATGGGCGACATCATTTCGGCCGACGGCTGGGACCTTCAGTCGTTCAACAAGAACCCGATCGCGCTCTTTAATCATTCCCCGAACGCGGTCATCGGAACCTGGCGCAACTTGCGCGTCCAAGATCGCGCTCTGCGCGGCCATCTGGTGCTCGCGCCGAAAGGCATCTCGCCGCGCGTCGACGAAATCCGCGCGCTGGTCGAGGCCGGGATTCTCAAGGCGGTCAGCGTCGGCTTTCGAGAAATCGAGAGCGAAGACCGCAAGGACGAGAGCGGCCGATGGGCCGGCTATCGCTTCATCAAGCAGGAGCTGGTCGAGACCTCGCTCGTCTCGGTTCCCGCCAACCCGAACGCGCTGGCAGTCGCCAAGTCGCTGAAGATTTCCCCGCAGACGCTCGATCTGGTCTTCGCCAAGCAAGGCAACAGAGGCCGGATCGCGCGACGCGGGTTCGCTGGCAAGCACGCCGAAACTTCTCGAAACGGAAAGGGCAGCGCTATGTCGCTCGCTCAAAGGATTATTAAACTAGAGGCGCAGCTCGTCGAGACGCGCGACGCCTTGCAGGAACATCTCGACAATCAAGATGACTCCAACGTCAGCGACGCCGATCTGCAGAAGACGCGCGATTTCAATGCCACGATCGCGCAGCTCGAAAGCACGCGCAACGCGCTGGTCGATTCGGAGAAGGCGCTCGGGCAGACCGCCGACAACGGCAACGGCAACAGCCGCGCGCTGGTGACCAACGGCGCTCGCGAGCATCTCAACGGCAGCACGTCGTTCACGCCGAGGCAGCGCGACAAGAAAGAGCTTGATGCCCTCGGCTACCTCGTGCGCGCGGCGACGGTCGCCTACTTCACGAAGACGACCGGCCGCCTGATGGGCGACGTGCGCCAGAAAATCTACGGCGACGACGAGCCGACCCGAGAGGCCTGCGATCTGATTCTTCGCGCGGCGTCCGCGCCGGCGATGACGACCGTCACGGGCTGGGCGGCCGAGCTCGTCCATCAGATCTACACGGATTTCATGCAGCTCCTGATGCCCGACAGTTTGCTGCCTGGGCTCGCCTCCAGAGGCATCGCGCTGAGCTTCGGCAACGCCGGGCGCATCATCATTCCTACTCGTCAACGAACGCCGACGCTCGCCGGCTCGTTCGTTGGTGAAGGCATGGCGATCCCGGTCCGCCAGGGCGCGTTCGCGTCTCAAACCCTGACGCCGAAGAAAGTGGCCGTGATCTCGACCTACACCAGGGAGATGTCCGACCACAGCATTCCCGCGATCGAGGGTCTGCTGCGCGAGGCGTTGCAAGTCGACACCGCGGTGGCGATCGACACGGTCCTCACCGACGCCAACCCGGCGACCACGATCCGGCCGGCGGGCTTGCTCAACGGTGTCGCCGGGCTCACCCCGACCGCGGGCGGCGGCCTCGCGGCCTTGACCGGCGATCTCAAACTGCTGACGCAGGGGCTCGTGGCCGGGACCTACGGCAATGTCCGCAGCCCGGTGTGGCTGGTCAATCCGGGCGACCTCATCGCCGCCTCGCTTACCAGCGCGGCGAACACCGGCATCTTCCCGTTCCGCGACGAGATCAAGGCCGGGACGCTGGGCAGCATCCCCTACATCAAGTCGGTGACGATGCCGACGCACCAGATGGTGCTCGTCGACGCCGCCGACTTCGTTGTTGTAGGTGGCGAAGCTCCGCGCATCGAAATTTCGGACCAAGCCACTCTGCACCTCGAGGACACCTCGCCGCTCGATCTGGTCAGCGGCTCGCCGTCTGTTGTTGCTGCTCCACAGAAGTCGCTGTTCCAGACGGATAGCCTCGCGATTCGAATGGTCATGCCGCTCAATTGGCTGCAGCGCCGCGCCGGCACAATCGCCTGGATGAGCAGCACCACTTGGTCGTAATCGCGCGACCAAGCAAACCAAGGAGACGATCATGGCAGATGCCGAAATGGAAGCGGCTCAGAAGCAGCTCGCTCAAGAGCAGCAACTGACCAACAAATCGAAAGACGAGTATGCCGCGCGCATGAGGGGGAAGCCGACGCCGACGCAGCAGGAGAACGATCTCGCCGCGCTCGGCGCGCACTTCCACGAGCACGAGCCCGACGGTGCGGACCCCGACCCGTTCCAGACCAAGCAGAGCGAGGCGGCGAAGCCGAGCGGCGGCGGCTATCAGACGCGGCAGGCAACGCCGCGGCACGCCTCGTCGCACGCGTCGAGCTGAGACGTGAATGGGCCCGCGCGATCTCGTCGTTCGCACGCTGCGGACTGTGCTCCGCGCGGTCGAGGGCGAATTCCGCCCGGGCCCGTACTATCTCCCCTACAGCGGCGGATGGCTGCCGGAAGGAGCGAGCACTAATTTCTGGCAGCTCGGCCAGAACGTCCTGCCTCTGGGCACGCGCTCTGCCGTGGTCGAGGCCTGCGTCTCGGCCTACTCGCAGACCGTGGCGATGTGCCCCGGCGCGCATTGGCGGCTCAACGACGAGAACGGACGCGACCGGGTGACGACCTCGGCGCTCTCGCGCGTCCTCAAGCAGCCGAACGACTATCAGTCGATCTCGGACTTCCTTTTGAACGCGACGCGCCAGCTCTATCTCGACGGCAACGCCTACGCGCTCGCCTTGCGCAACGACCGCTTCGAGATCAACCAGCTCCATTTGATGGACTCGCGGCTGTCGCGGCCGCAGCTTGCCGTCGACGGCGAAATCTTCTATCGGCTCTACGGCAATCAGGTCATCGAGCGTCGGCTCGACGAGCAGCCGTTGGTCGTTCCCGCTCGCGACGTCCTGCACGTCCGGCTGCACGCGGACAGGACGCGGCGCTATCCGTTCCCGCTGTGGGGCCAGACCCCGCTGCTTGCCGCGCTCGAAGACGTCGGCGTCGGCGAGGCGATCTCGCAGCAGCAATTGAATTTCTATCTCAATCAGGCGCGACCGAGCGCGGTCCTGCAGACCGACCTCGTCTTGGACAAAGATCAGGTCCAGGCGCTGCGCGACCGATGGGACGAGCAATCGAAGGGCCTCTCCGCCGGCAAGACGCCGATCCTGACCGCCGGACTGAAGGTCAATCCCTGGTCGGTCGGCGCCAAGGACGCGCAGCTCGCCGAGATGCTGAAGATTTCCGAAGAGCACATCGCGCTCGCGTTCCGCGTCCCGCTGCAAATCCTCGGCCTCGGCGGCCAGACCTTCGCGTCGACCGAAGCCATGATGCAGTTCTGGATCGCGACCGGGCTCGGGTTTTGTCTCAATCAC